CGGTGGTGTCTGCTCCTGCTCCCCGGCTCGCCAGACCGCGGTCACACCGTGTATCACGGGATTACCGTCCGTGTCCGTCAGCGGGGTTTTGTTCACCAGGATACTCTGCAGTCCCTTCACCGGGCCTTCCACCGGTCCCTCTCCAATCGCATCAATCACGCTCATCATCTGTGTGGATTTGAGATTATCCTTTGCCTCAACCGGCGTGTGCCCCTTGCCGCCACCTTTGCCCATTCACTCGCTCCTGAAACGACAAAATCGCCCGAAGGCGATTTTAATTAGCTGAATAACCGCATATCATTCCGGTAATAATTACGTCAAAAACTGCACAGTTTTCCTGTACAGTCATCACATAAGATGATGACCACACATGAATGAAATGAACATCAACGATATTATTTACTTTTCCTGTGTGTTTTTTTAATTAAAACACCATTTTTATAGGTAACAGAACAAAATTTCTCATCAAATTTATCCAGCGGTGGAGGACCATCAGGAAAAAAAGTCTGTAATTGTGCAGCTGTCTTAACAGGCCCATACTCACTCAAACCGAATCCTATCGCCTCAGGAGACATTTCACTTAACACCTCATCCATATAACCTTTAATATACACATCAGGAATCAGTCGGGATAAACGGCAAACAAAACTCCCACCACCACCATAAGCGGAAAAACATGAAACAAGCCTTATGTAATGTATGCTTTTTAAATCCACTACGGTCTTAAGCCAGTCATGCAGCATGCCCGGACTATAAAGAGCATCACCAACGTAAAGCCCTCCCTGACCACTTTTATACGGACTGCCATGAACATCAATATTTAACCTGACATGACCTTTATGCATCTGCTTATATATCGTCAGAGGTGAGCGCGTGTGAAATATGAATTTTATATCAGTCATTGGTTTTTTCATGACATTAATTTCTCTTTGTTTTAATAAATAACACCCCAAATATTGACATTAAGCTTCTTATTATATCCCACAACCATTCAGCGGCTGATTACACAATGCGATATAATTTTATAATTATTTTTCAGGACCATCCACCGGTCCCTCTCCAATCGCATCAATCACGCTCATCATCTGCGTGGATTTGAGATTATCCTTTGCCTCAACCGGCGTGTGCCCCTTGCCGCCACCTTTGCCCATTGTCTCACCCTTTACTGTGATAACTGTTACGCACAAAAACAACAGGCATCCCGGAGGATGCCTGTATCATGACTGAATAAAAATTCTGAATTTCTTCACATTTGAAAAAAAAGACTGTTGCGCTGATAAATACGCTGCGTTACTTTTTTTGTCGTGACATAAGAATAATTCTCTATAGTTAATCTTTGTATCTCTTCCCGCAGCTCCGCAACTCTGCGGGATTTTTTTATGCTTTACCCCTGCCGCCCGATAACCACCACCTTCCCGCCACCACCTTCATCACGGGTGCTGATGTCCTGGGATATCCGTCGTGAACCAACCAGCATTTCACCGTAAGGCACCGGCATCGGGTTCCCCTGGGCAATCATGTTATCCAGCGAGGAAAAGTACGTGTTCTGTTTGCCGTTATCCGTCGCCCTGTACTCCGGTGTTTTTGCCTTCGGGGCCAGCATCTGGGCCACACCACCCAGCGACATGGCAGCCCCCATGGAAAACATAATATTGCTGGCTGCAATACCGATACCCGGCATCCAGATAGCAGCTGCAACCAGCGCAACGCCCAGCACAGTCTGAAACACGCCGCCACTTTTGGCTCCTTCAGTCCGGGGTACCAGATGAATGACATCCCCCGGGCTCAGTGGCTCATGCAGTCGGGTCGATATCTGGTCCGGCGCAGTATCCTCACCGGCAATACGTATCCGGTACCAGCCTTCGGTCATCTGACGGCGGAATCCCGGCAGCTGCAGCGACAGCGCCCGGATGGCTTCCGCTGCCGTGTTCACATACAGGCTGAGGCGGCGACCAAATCGTTGTAAATCCCCGTGAAGGCAGATGCGTGCCAGTGGCAGTGACGCCAGACGGAATGCGTTCGTCGTTGCCATTTTTCAGAATACCTCTCCCGTTTACTCAGTTGTTCAGGTATATGGTGAAGCAGCTCACCGTTGCCACAGTAAATGGCGGCATGATTCGGCACCGATGCGCCAAAGCAGCACAGCAGGATATCGCCTGCCTGTGCCGAGGACAGAGGCACCCGGTAAAACCCGGAGGCCTCCATATTGTCCAGATACAGGTTCTGGCCATTGCGCCACCACTCATCCTCGCGGTGAAAATCCGGCATCTCAATCCCCGCCAGATGGTATGCATCCCTGAACAGCGTGTAACAGTCCGTCACCCCGTGTTCAAAACGACGCCCGGTCAGGTGCGGCACACAGCGGAATTTATGAATGTCCCCCCGGCAGACCAGCCACCAGGACAGGGCACTTTTTATCTGCAGCCGCCGGTCGGCCTCGCTCAGCCAGGGCAGACCACCGGGATGACTGTGTACCAGCGCCACAATCTCCCCCTGCATCTGTGCCTGCAGCCAGTCTTCCGGGGCAATACGAAAATATGCCTCAGGCTCTGCAGAGATATTCACGCACGGCTGGTACCGGTCACCCTCCGGCGTGCTTATCACGAAGCCGCACGACTCCGCTGGCGCACATCGCCGGGCGTGCGCCAGAATCGCTGATTCAGTCTGTGTCATAAAATGGTATTTACTGCGAAAGTTTATTAATGGAAAGGAAACCGCCGAAATTAGCCACCATGCCGCGCAACTCACACCCGCGCATGCACTTGCTGCATCTGTCCTTACGGATATCCGTGGTGGGTTTATCGAACTCATCCGCCACCGCCCCGCCCGTGTAACCACACTCATCAGAGCGGTAGGTCCACATACAGGTGTTCGCCAGCATGATGCGACCGGGAAACAGCGCCCCGTCCGTCTCGGTCGGTGTGGCCAGCACAAACGAGGCCTTCATGGCCGTCAGCTCTGATAACTGCTCCACCACCCAGCGGTCGCTCAGCTCCTGCTCCGGGTCCGCTTCCGGATTGCCAGCCACAAAATTCACCGCATCCAGAAAACGCGCATACACCCGGCGGCGGACCACCGTTGCCCCCACCAGACTCTGCAGGTCCTCCGCCATCCCGGTGACAAGGCCAAACAGATTGGACACCGTCAGCGACGGGCGGGCACTGCTGCCCTTCCCGTTCATCTCAAAGCCGCTGCCGTCAATCGGGTATGCCTGATATTCCCGCCCCTGCCAGGTGACCGGCTCCCCTTTTTCATTCAGCTCATTGCAGAAAAAATAGCGCTCACCGCCCTGCACCGTCAGGTCAATTTCCCAGAGCACCACCCGCGGTGACTGCTCTGATTTAACCAACTCGTTAAGACTTTCTTCGTGGATATCCTGCATCAGTTCACCACCTGCTTAAACTCCGCGCTGAACTCAACGCGCAACATACTGACCCGCGACGACCATTTTGCGCAGGTCACCTTTATCTGCCGGTAGCCATAAGGCGGCGTCCACAGAAAGGCCTTCCAGCCCCCGTGCTCAGCCAGGAACGCTTCCAGATGCCGGGCCTCCTCCCGGGTCACGGAAAGCATCACCCTGTACGTCTTCAGGTCAGCATTCAGCCCCGCCGCCATACGCTGCGAATACCCGTCACCAAAACGCACTTCACGCACCGATGGCTGCGAGTTCACCTCCATATCCGGCTTCACTTTCCAGCGAAATGTTTTCATCGCCCGCTCCCTGATAACAGACCGCCATCACGTAACTGCAGCCGGAGCTCATCCTGTGCACCCTTACGGGCCATGTCATACACAGCCTTCAGCATCTGTGGCCCGGCCTGTCCGTTGATACCGTCATTCTGAATCACCACGTGATTGTTCTGATTAAAATTAATGCCTTCCGCCCGCCGCATCTGCGCCGGACTTCCGGCACCGCCCACATAACCACCTTCCGCATAACCCCGCATCAGGCGGTACAGGTTGCCGACACCAATCCGGCTGGTCGCCTCCTTCGTGAAGACAAATTCACCACGGTGAACAATCCCCGCTGGCTCGTATTTGCTGCCAGTACCTGTAAAACCACCACCGGCAAACCCAATGGCACTACCGATACTCCCGACAATCCCCACCATTGCCTGCTTAAGCAGAATTTCTGTCATCATGGACAGCACGGAACGGGTGAAGCTGCGCCAGTTCTGTTCACTGCCGGTCAGCATCGCCGCCATATTCTGTGCAATACCGTCAACGGTCTGCGTGGCCGCGCTTTTAACCTGCGAAAAACTGTCCATGGCACTTTCCGCCCACTCCCCCCAGCCGGATTTCAGCCCGGCCATCCAGCTTCCACGAAGCTGCTCCTCCGCAGACCAGGTGTTCTTCAGTGCAGATGTGGCTTTCGCCAGCGCCTGCGGATTATCGCCGTACACATCACGAAGCCGCTGCGCTTCCGACTCCCGCTGCGCCTGACGGTCGGTGAGGCCGCGGGCTTTTGCGCTGATGGCGGCCTGCTTCGCGCTCTGCTGCTGTTCAAACCGCGCCGCCTGCTGTGCCAGCTCATTCAGCCGTTTCTGGTGTTCAACCTTGTCGCCCAGGTCAGCCAGCTGGCGTTTGTACTCCAGCGTCTCTTTCTCATGGGCCAGCAGGGATTTTTCCTGCCCGGATAACTGCCGTTTCGTGGCGGCCTCTTTCAGGACCGCATACTGATTTTCTGCCTTCCACAAATCCCGGCGCTGCTGGCTGATTTTCTCATTCGCTCCGGCATGTTTCTCCAGCGTCCGGAGTTCTGCCTGAAGCGTCAGCAGGGCAGCATGAGCACTGTCTTCCTGACGATCGCCCGCAGACACCTTCACGCCGGACTGTTTCGGCTTTTTCAGCGTCGCTTCATAATCCTTTTTCGCCGCCGCCATCAGCGTGTTGTAATCCGCCTGCAGGATTTTCCCGTCCTTCAGTGCCTTGTTCAGTTCTTCCTGACGGGCGGTATATTTCTCCAGCGGCGTCTGCAGCCGTTCGTAAGCCTTCTGCGCCTCTTCGGTATATTTCAGCCGTGACGCTTCGGTATCGCTCTGCTGCTGCGCATTTTTGTCCTGTTGAGTCTGCTGCTCAGCCTTCTTTCGGGCGGCTTCAAGCGCAAGACGGGCCTTTTCACGATCATCCCAGTAACGCGCCCGCGCTTCATCGTTAACAAAATAATCATCCTTGCGCAGATTCCAGATGTCGTCTGCTTTCTTAAACGCAGCCTCTGCCTTAATCAGCATCTCCTGCGCGGTATCAGGACGACCAATATCCAGCACTGCATCCCACATGGATTTGAATGCCCGTGCAGTCCTGTCTGCCCAGGTCTCCAGCGTGCCCATGTTCTCTTTCAGGCGGCGGGTCTGGTCATCAAACCCTTTCGTTGCGGCCTCGTTCGCTGCCTGCAATGCCCCGGCCTCATCGCCGGAACGCTGCAACTGAGCAACATACGCAATCTGCTCCGCCGTCACGTTATGGAACTGGCGCGCCATCGCCATCAGTCCCGACGTCGGGTCGGTGGTCAGTTTTCCGAAAGCCTCAGCAATCTTGTCCACTTCCACACCGGATGCGGACGCAAAACGCGCAACACTCTGGTTGATGGCATCAAACTGTTCACCACCACGCACACCGGCATTCACCAGGGCTGCCAGTGACTCACTCGCCTGGTTAAACGTCAGCCCTGCGGCCTGTCCGGCTCTGGAGAGCGTCAGCATGCGATCGGCAGTCAGTCCGGACTGATTACCGGAAAGAACCAGGGTTTTATTAAACGCTGAAAGCGTGGAATCCCCCTGGTACCAGGCATACGCCAGCGCACCTGTCGCCACCGCCAGCGAGGTGACCCCGACCATCGGCAGGGTGATCGCTCCGGCAAGCCCCCTGAACATGGGGATCATCCCGCCGAAGGCGTCCTTCACCTGACCGCCCTGTTGCAGCAGGATGAGCCAGGGATTCTGACCACCGGCAAGCTGCGTGGCGATATCCGTAAACTGTGCGGGCAGGGTTCGCATGGCCGCTTTATACTGCCCGACGGAAATCCCGGCTTTTTGTGCAGCCAGCGCCTGACGGCTCAGCCCCTGTTCAACGGCAGTGGCCTGTTTCTTAAAAGACTGGCTGACACGCCCGGCCATCAAATCCGCAAGGTCACTGGTTTCACCCAGTTCTTTCTTTACCCGTGCAGCCTCTTCAGAAAAACGGGTTGAATCCAGTGTAAGAACAGCTGTCAGATCGGCAAAATTACCCGCCATAGCGTACACCTCCTGCAATTCCCTCAGACACCATCATCAGCATGGCTTCATCCTCTGTACTGCTCCGCATGTCATCACTGACCATAACGATTTCCTTCCCGCCAGCCCCAAAGCGGACACCACCAGAAAGACCTGCAGCTTTCCGCATCAGCATATCGTCCTCATCCGGCATCTCCGTCTGCTCATCATCACGTCGGGGTGCAAGCAGACTGAAATCAGAGGGATGCATATCCGGATCGCAAAAAAACAGGCTGAGTACAGAGTACGTCAGCCCGGAAAAATGCATATCCAGCTGGGTATCGTGAAAATAATGCGTGCGGTAAAAATGTCGCCAGTCGGCATATTCGGTGGATGTCATCCCGGCAAGCATGGCGCGCCAGTCAGGCCTCCCCATCTCACGCGCCAGTCTGAGGGCAAAATTCAGCTCGCCGTCGAAGACTTTCCCGCAGAAAAATCATCATCAGTCAGCGCGTTATTTTTCGCCACTTCGGTAATATCAGTATCCGCATGAACAGGCCCGCTCATCCCGGACAGACGCAACACCACATCTTCCGCCCGGGCAATGGCATCAGCAGGCCAGGTGGTCAGGACTTCCTGCTCAATCTGCATCACGGCGTCATTCATTGACGGTGACGCCGTTTTCTGTGGATGGTTATGCCACAGAGACATCGCCACCAGAAACGCCCCGGTTCTGACAAGGTCTTCCACGCTCACCTGCAGGTTGCCGCTGGCTTCAGCCTCTTCTGCCCGCCGTTTCAGGAGGGCAAGATGCTCAATACGCTGCAGCGCAGACAGTTCGGAAAGCGTGACAGACACGCCGTTATATTCAAATTGTTCTGTTTTCAGAAACATGCTTTATCTCCCCTCTCAGCCTGCAGCGCCATCCGTGACGGTGATCTCCGCCACCGCCGCAAACTCACCGTTGCCGGTGACAACAGGGATCTGCGCTTTACCTGCCGCAACACCTTTCACCGTGATCGTGTTCCCTTTCACGGTAATGGTCGCAAAATTCTGATTCGCCGACGTGGCGCGGAAGGTTTTATCCGTCGCCCCTTCCGGCTGAACAGCCACGGTCAGGGTGATATTCTGACCTTTTGCCACATTGCCCGTTGGTGGCGTCACGGTAATACCGGTGACCGGTGTGATGTCCCCCTGATCTTCCGCCAGCGACGGACGGCCGATATTGGTGATCTTCACGGTACGGGTGATCACCTCTCTGGCGGTCACCGCTTTACCAATGGCGCTCACCCAGCCACGGAACACATCCACCGTACCGTTCGGGAAACGGATTTTGTAGGCCCGGGTCTCACTGCTGTCAAACCAGGCGATCAAATCGCGCTGCCCTTTCTCGCCGGGCTTCCAGGCCAGCGTGAAACTGGTGTCACCGGCAGATTTCTGCCCCTGCCCGGTGGATACCCAGTCCGCATCATCATCATCCAGATAGTTATCATCGTAGGATTCTGCCGTCATCTCGCCGGGTGTCAGATCCTTTATTTTTGCCAGGCGCGTCCACTCATCGTCTGACAGCGGGTTTGCATAAGCATCACCCGTGCCGGTGTACACCCATAGTGTGGTGCCGGAACCTTTCACCGGCTCAAGAGGATTTGGTATTGCCATATCGTCCTCACATCTCGTAGGTAATTTTCCACAGGAGATCTGCCGATCCCCACATCATAAACTCATCATCCCGGCGGTAGTCATACCCCTGAAGATTCATCTTCAGCAGTAACGCACTGAGGCCGGGAACCGCCTCCAGCGCAGGAAGGATTTTCTCTTCCATCCACATATCCAGTGCCGAGTCCGGCTCTTTTGCCCTGAGAAAAACTTCAATATGCAGTGTCGCCTCCCAGGCCCCCTCATCAACGAACTCGTCAGCAGCAGACGCATCAGTCAGGTAAACAGCAACAGCAGGTAGTTCCTGTTCATCAATAAAAACCGGGCGGCCGTCAAACCAGCTAACCCGCTCAGAAATATTTGCTTTCAGGGCTGACAGAACTGCCGCCCGTATTTCCCGGTGTTTCATACACCCTCCCTGTCATTTTCTTTTCAGCACCAGGCGTAACTGATGCGTCATGGCTTTCATCATCTGCACTGGTAATTTTTCCCGGTACATCCGGTCCCGTTCACGTTCAAAGGTTTCTGCCAGCGGTCCGGCAGTCGGAATTTTCACCACTTCAATCGGCAGACGGTGGCGTTTCGGCCTCCCTTTGCTGTCAGCACCGGTGGACGATGGTGCCCACGGCATACGCTGCATCACATGCCAGCGTCCGTTAGCCAGCCGGGTGATAAAGGCGTCCGGGATCCGTCTTTTCCCCACAATCAGCACGCTGCCACCGCCTTTCGTGACCGAACGCTCGCCTTTCTTTCGTCGCTTTCTGCGGGAAAGCCGCACGCTGGCCGTCCCCAGTTTTATGGCGGGCAGATTACCGGTGTTGATGATGACCTTCGCATAAACCCTGTCTGCGCTGGCCCGTTGCAGGCGGATACGCTCACGGATGAGACGGCGCTGAACCGCCAGCTCCCGGGCAACCGAAGAGGCCGTTTTCGCGATGATGGACTCCGCCACACGGTTAAGTGTCGTGGCGGCAGCCCGGGGAACGGCACGGCGGTTAATCGCATCCAGATTTTTCATGGCCTGCGCCAGACCTTTTATCGCCATACTTATTCCTGTTCGACAAAAATCCGGGGTTTACCGTTGTACGTGTCATAACGGGTCACCGTCAGTGTGCGGCCTTCAAACACAACCACATCATCGCGGGCCGGCCGGTACTGCGCTGAAAACACCACCAGTGACAACTGACTGCCGGAAAGCGCCCCCATATCCGCAGACTCATACTCCGGTATCACGTCATAACTGATGCCGTTAATCTCCGCCGTTTTCCCCATCATGCGTACGGTCGCCATGTCCATCCGGCAACACATTCGCGTAAACAGATCAGACATTGATTTTTACTGCCACAGTGGCGCTGTTTGCAGGGGCATTTTCCCAGGCTACCCCCGCGGCCACCGCACCGTCTGCAGCCAGCTGCACAACCCCGTCCTTCAGATAAACCACCGCGCCGGACTGAATATCGTCGGCAGACTGTTTGGGCAGCAGGAACACGCCTTCGGCAAAACCATCACCGGTCTCCCCGGCAGGAATATCGGTAATGGCCACTACCACCATGCTGCCAACCACCACAGCGGCACCGCTCAGAATGGTCTGATCCCCGGCATTCACCAGCTCAATGGTGGTGCCGTCCTGTACAAAATTTTTCGCCATAATGCTGTCTCTCCGGACAGCCCCCGGGGGGCTGTTTTCAGGCATAAAAAAAGCCCTTTCGGGCAGTGATTGTGATAACGCGGTTATCAGGCCACCGACGAACGCACCAGTCCGCGCCAGTCAAGCGGTGCCACACCGGCATCAATACGGATTTTTGTGGCAATACCGTCAGTGGTGAAACCTTCCTGCTGGTCAATGTATGGCGTGTCCACCCCATCCAGCCAGGCCACTTCAATGGTGTCTGTGCCCTGTGCCGCCGCCAGATACCAGGTTTTCGGATCTGCCGCATCAAGACGCGCTTCTGCAATCACCTCAGCAAAGTTCTGGATGGGGTTAATGACACCGGCGTTTGCATCCGCCCCTTTCACACTGGCCGATTTGATGGTCTGGTTCGCCACCGTCTCCAGTGCCACAGGGACCAGCATGAAGGCCGGGCGGATATTCAGGGCGCGATCGCCTTCTTTCTGCAGGCGCATCATCTGACGGGCCGCATCCAGTCCGGAAACGGAGATCCCGCCGGTGGCAATATTTTTGTGATCGGCATGGAACAGCGCCTTACCGTCTGACAGTTTCGGGTTATCCGTCAGCACCTTGTAAACCAGGTCACCAATCGTTGCCTTCGCCGCACGCCCCATCTTCATCGGCACGTCCACCAGCATATTCAGATCATCATTGATAATGGCCTGGCGGGTGATGGAGAAAATCTCCCCGTAAGTGGCCAGTGCAATGGTCTCCTTGCGATCTGAGGTGGTGATGTATTTATACTCCGCCCCCTCACGAACCTGACGCAGAGAACCAAAACCGCCCATCCCCACGCGATACGCTGTTTTGAAGTCTGACAGGCGTCCCTTACGGGTCCACTTCTGGAAGGTTTCTTCTGATTCCTCCCAGCCCTGGATCAGCCCCTTGTTCGACACATCCAGCAGAATATTGCCAAAATCAGAGGTGCTGTGCGTCAGCGCCAGCCCGACCATCTGCATGGGGTTATAACTGGCCACCCCAATACCGCGCTCCGTCAGTGACATGCGAGCCCATTCGCGCAGGGTCATCCCGTTATAGGCGTTATCCTTCTCGACATTTTCAAATCCGGCACGGGCCAGCATCGCCTGGCGGATCCCGTCCCCCACAAAATTGCCGTTTCCGGCATAAATATGGGCCGGTGTGTTTTTGTTGGTCGGCGAGGACTCCTTGCCCATTTCATTCAGCAGACGTTCACGGGCCATTTCCAGCGAACAGTCAGGATCAGCCACGCACTGTGCCTGAAGCGTCTGATAGCGACCGCCGAACATGGCAAACAGATCGTTAATGCCTGACATGCGGGCTTTCTGTTCTGCCATAACCCGGGCACGAATGTTCGCTTCATCAGCCACTGCCGGTACCGGTGATGGTTCTGTTACCGCCGGTGCAGGGATTGTCACTGTGGTATCATGCGGGGCACAGTTGTGTGGCTGCGTGATCATATTTCGGATGGATTCCGGCATCTTTTTAAATTCCTCTGTACGTTTTGACTGAATACATGCCATTGCCTTAACGGCTGGCGTCACCTGGTCAGCAAATCCGTGTGCCAGACACTCGGCACCGGACATCCAGGTCTCATCCGCCAGCATGGCGGCAATTTCATCGGTAGTTTTTCCGGTTTTCTGCGCATATACCGGCACCATAACCGACTCAAGTTTGTCCAGACGTTCGGCATAAGTGCGCATTTTCTCCGCATCACCACCGCTGATCCCCCAGGGTTTATGGATCATCATGAAGGCATTTTCCGGCATAATGACCGTGTCACCGGCCATCGCAATCAGGGATGCCATCGAGGCGGCAACGCCATCCACATACACGGTAATGGCCGCACCGTGATTTTTCAGGGCATTAAAAATGGCGATGCCTTCAAAAACATCGCCACCCGGTGAGTTGATGTGGAGATTAATGTGGGTGATATCACCCAGGGCATTCATATCGCTGACAAACTGCTTCGCGGTGACGCCCCAGAAACCAATCTCGTCATAAATATAAATATCCGCCTCACCCTGACCACCCGCCTGCATCCTGAACCAGGATTTATTCTTCATGCTGGCTGTCGGTGGCCTGCTGACGCTGTTGTTCAGTTCCGGCACTGTTGCCTCCTTTGTCGTTGACGGGGTCAGTATCAAAGACCAGCCCCAGTCTGCTGTTTTCATCAATTTCAGCCTTGCGGCGACGTTTGACCTCATCCGGATTGCGCCCGCCGGCACGCACCCAGTCAGATTCTGTCGCTGCACCACCCCGGATCTGAATTCTCCAGGCTTCAGCTTCCTTAACCGGGTCGATCCACGGCATCACCGGACCGGAATACGTCGCGTTATATAGCGTTTTCATCTCCACATCCGCCGGAATTTTCAGCAGACCTGCCGCAACCACCATATTCAGCCATGTCCGGTACACCGGGCGGGTTACCGCGCCAATAAAACAGTCCTGCAGGATCAGGTAACCATCCGTGGACTCGACCAGCTCCTGCCGCTGGGCGCTGTAGGTGCCGTTATAGTTACGCGCCGCACTGGAAAAACTCAGACGACTGCCAGCTGCCACTGCACGCAACTGGCCGTTGCGGAAAGTTTCAAGGTTGGGATTGGGACGGTCGGATTTGACCATGCCGATATCCTCGCCCTTGCGCAAATCGTCATAAATAATACCCGGGGTGATATTGACTTCCCGCTCGGTTTCTTTGATCCCCGGATCTTCATAGTCCTGCCCGTCACCTTTACGGATATACAGTCCCAGTGCCGCAGCAATACGCGCCGCAGTCAGTTCCGCATCCTCATACTCCTTAAGGGCACTGATCCGCATCAGCACCCCTGATAACATGGATGAGCCTCGCGTCTGATGCAGACGACGAGTGAACTTCAGGTGGATCATTTTTCCGGCAGCGATTTCTTTCGTATCACTCTGCCGGCCGCTGACCGGATAATTTTTATAAACCAGATATTTTTTCGGTCTTCCCCACTCATCAAGAAAAACCCCCTGATTCAGTCCGGCGGATTCATCAGTGCGCATGGGAACAAAATCCGGCTCCATCGCCTCAAGCCAGAATGGCACTCCCGCCGTCCGTTCCAGACCGTTTCCCGCACCACTGACCATCTGCGCAAACACTTCACCATCCCGCAGCCAGGTCCGCAGCAGTAAACGTTCAAGCACGGGACGGGTATACTGCCCTGTCACATCCGGACTCACGGACCATTCAGCCCACAACCGGCGGATATCCGCAGCCAGCTCTGCCGCCATTTCTCCGTTTTTTCGTAATGGCTGAGGCTCCACAATAATTCCCCTGGCACCAATCACCCGCTCTTCCAGCTTGTCAAACACACCAATCACCAGGTCATGATTGATATCCAGAAAACGGGCCTGCTCGCGCAGGGAAACCGCACCGTATTTACTGAGCTGATCGGCAGAACGGTTTTCCCGCCTGGCTTTGTGTGTGCGGGTGGGTTTCACGGCCTCATAGGCCATAATTAATGCCCTTGAGCGTAACCGCGCCGCTTTCCAGCCGGGGGAGAAAAAACCAATCACATCATCACTAATCGCCATCATAACCTCGCCAGTTTAAACCCCGGACTCCCCCGTCTGCGGTTCGCCATCGCCGTAAGTCTTCGCTCCCACTCCTGCCGACCGGCGCGGATCTGGGACAGACTTTCCAGCGTCAGCTGCTGCCCGTTAAACGTGACGGATTTTCCTTCCAGTACCGCCATTTCCGCATCGCGGTACCGCTGTATCATGTTCCTGACATCCTCAATACTCACAACCAGCCTCCTGATGTTATCCACGGATTATCCTCTGCACGCTCTGTGCGCAGTTTTTCCTTCCGGTGACGGCGTTTTTCTTTCCTTTCCGGCAGCGCCCGTGATGTTGTCAGCCCTGAACGCTCCTCCGGACCGACAAGCCACGTTTCCCGTTGTGCCCAGTCAGGTGCAGACGACCAGCGGATTTTTTCGTAACCATGCAGAACGGCAAGCGCATCCGCATAAACCAGCAGGTCAAACGCTTCGTTAGCGCCCCTGCCCGGTTTTCGCCATTTTCCGTCACTGCCGCGCTCCTCATAGGTCAGCTCATCGAAAAACCAGCGCCCCAGCCAGTCGGGAAAGTGGATATAATTCGGTCCCGGCGTGTCACGCCACAGGGCATTATTTACACGGTCCTTAAACGCATCGGTCTGCACCAGCCACAGGGCAACATCACCGCTGGCCCTGGCACGGCGGGCACTTCTGCCGGTGTTATCCGGGAAGGTACGGTTAATCAGTCTGTCGCGACGCAGGCCATCGCCCTTGAACAGAAACACCCGGTTACCCAGCCCTTCGCGGCGACACTGCCGCCAGAAACGATAGGCGTTATCCGTCACCCCGGCTTCACCGCCCGTATCCACGGCCATGGCCATAAGACGCATATGCACATCCGGATCAGACGCCAGCGGCCAGGTTTTATGGAACACATCCGTCAGCAATAAGTCCCAGTCTTCCGGATACGCTGCCGGATCGACAGGCAGACTTTCACCGCCGGGACCACAGCGAAGTGAATGCCGGAGGTTGTAGCGATCAACAATCCAGCGTTCTCCCTGCTCTCCGTATCCGGTGATCTGCACCACAAACCGGCGGTTTTTACCGCCCTGTACGTCAACCGTTGCCTCAATGAAGCGCACGCCATCCGGCACACACCGACGGGGAACCGGCTCCGCACGCTGTTCAAGCAGCTCACTTTTACGCTGTTCTGTCGCTGAACGGGGCAGATAGGGCCGTCCGATATCGGTGTTCACCACCGCTTTCAGCGTTTCTTCACTGCCGGTTCGCTCATACTCTTCCTCTGCCGCCAGCAGCTTAAAAATCAGTTGTTCCCAGGTCTGAAACGCGGCAGCCGGACCCTCCATCCAGAACGACGCAATCCTGGAATTTCGTGGCGTTCCGGTGATACTGCCGTCCGCCGCCGCCCGTTCACCTTCACGAAGCCAGATCCCCTGGTTATTCAGTTCGCGTTTCTGCTCCGGGGCAATCAGTCCGCGACAGTGCGGACACATCAGACGGGCAGCCTGACCGGCAGCCACAAAATCCGGGTTATTCCGGTATCCGGTCATGTTATCCATCACCGGCTGAAAATATTCCCCGCAGTGCGGACACGGCCAGTACCACCGGCGGCGGTCTCCCCGGTTATACAGTGACAGGATCCCCGTTGTTGGTGGTGCCTCATGTGCGCCGCCACAGCGCCATTTGGTGTCAGTGATATCCCGCCCCGGTGAACTCTCGACCAGGGTCATCCCGGAGGACATAAAAGTGGTGGTACGCTTTGAGGCCAGGGTGAAGGCATCCCCTTCCCCGTCCACGTTTTCAGGGAAACGGTCATAATCCGTCAGCGCCACACGACGGTAATCCGAAGAAGAAAATACGGTGATCGACGGCCAGCCAATTTTCAGGAAGGAGCCATCAAGAAACATTTTATCGTGGACGTTGTTGTCATTACGGGAAGGACTGAGGCGCTTACTGACCTCCGGGCTGTGGCGAAACGTCCTGGAAAGACGCGTTCTGGAATGCTCACGCGCCTTCGTCTCGGTCATCTGCACCACCAGCATATCAGCCGGATCACAGATGATGCCGTACACAATCCAGCCATCAATCAGCCCTTCGGTTTTCCCGGTTCGCGCCGGTCCCACAAACACCACCGCGTCATATTCACGGGCTGATAATGTATTAATGGGGTCAATCATATAGGGCGTCAGCGATGACTCCCACGGACCGGAAGTATTGGCTCCCCGTGGTACCCGCATATAACGCCTGATAGCTTCCGCTACTGGTAACCGGCCAGGTGGGCGAAACAGCGAGGCCACTTCGCGCCAGATATCGGATGCGCGGCTATGGCTCTCGTTCACCTGATTCACATATCGGCCTCATCACAACAGTCAATGACTGCCTTTTCCAGTGTGTCGCGGATCTCATCAACCACAATCTGTACTTCATTCAGTTGTGATGCGGTCCACCCCCTGTCCCTCTCCAGCCGGTCAGGCCAGGTTTCCAGTACCTGAACTATCGCTTTCACCACGACAGAAAACGACCGCCTGACATCACTGACTGGCACAAGCTGACTGGTTTCCTGCTCAAATTTCAGTCGGTCACGTTCTGACTGGTACCATGCTTTACGCGCATGAGGATCCATTTCCTCGTTATCTACAGGCAGAGGAGCTTTCATCAGCTCGGCAAGGATATCTGTCAGTCGGTACAGTTTGAGATTGCTCTCATGACCACCGGCTGGGCTTATGTTTTTTACCCGAGCCGCAACAGTCTGTCGATGAGCACCGGATAATGCGGCCAGTTGGGAAATATTCAGATGCAGATTTTTTAATTCACGATCCATAACTCCCCCTGAAAATTATGTAAATACACGCCAGTGATGAACAAAAAACAACCAGATTCGACACTAAAAATTTTTATTTTGCCATATATCAATAACTTACACTGGTGGTGATGGTGCCATAAAAATCAAAAAATGCGCCTTTTTCCGCGCCGACCCGCCTCGTGGACAGGCCTACCCTACCAGGAGGACCCGCAAAATGATGATGGCTATCAGTTGCATTTGGTTCCGGTTTCTTCCACCATCGCACCGGACAGGCGACCATGAGGGGACAACGCCGCGCTCCGTTAACGCGGTAAACCCCGGTGTGTATCGTTTTTGATTATCCCCACACACTCGCGCAGAGGAGTCTCCCTGTCGGGCTGCGGTCTCTGTTAATGCGGGAATACGGCGACGATACGGCGCATCAGCAAAACTTATTTCAGGCACTGAGTGCGGATATATTCCTGCGCCCCTTCCAGCTGCTTCTGCATTGTCATCAACCGTTCTCTGAGGATGAAATAATCCCATTCAGCGGTGTCTGCCAGTCGGGGGCCGGTTGCATTATCCACGCCGGAGGTGGTGGGGGCTTCACGCACGGTACCGGAGCAGGTGGCGTTGATCCGCAGGCGCTTACGACCAGCGGTAACATCAGCACGCAGAGTTTCATTTTCAGCTCTCGCATCGGCTAATTCCCTCGAGTATTTTGCATCGAGCGCAGCAACATCGCGCTGGCGCTGCTGCATATCAGTAATAGTGGCATTCGCCAGTTTCAGCTCACTG